CAACCACAACGTGTAGCAGAGGCTTTGCGTGCAATCGAAGGAATTCCTGAAGGTGATGATATGTCGGTTGGTGGGACTCAGCGTGAGCTTCTTTCACGTCGCATTCCTAAAACTCGTACTACAATCAATTTGTCTTAAGTTTCTCTAAAGCATCTTTAGCAGCAAGTTGTTCTCCTTGCTTTTTAGTTGTTCCAGTTCCAGAACCAATTTGTTTACCTTTACCATCTAGAGCTGCCATCACATAACTTCCATTTGATGATAGCATTGCGTAGGTTGGTGTATAATGAAATTTAGTCTGACAGAATTTTTGTAGTTGGTCTTTGAAATTTGTATCATTCTGAAGAATACCAGGAATATTGATATATGTTTCAATAAGAGATACTACAAATGGATAAACTACTTGAAAGTTATAATTACAATCAATCCACAATGCACCAATAAATGCTTCTAGAATATCTCCTAGTTTTTTAATATTATACCTGCCATTACAAGCATCTTCATTATGCTTTGAAATAACATAGAAATCATTTAGTTTTATTTTACTGGTCAATTCACCAAGCATGTTATTGCATACAATCTCTTTACGCAAATTAGTAAGAAAACCTTCTTGCTGTGTTGGGAATCTGATAGAAAGATAAGTAGCTGTAGCTGCACCCAAAATTGAATCACCAAGATGTTCAAGCCGTTCGTATGATTCTGGGAATAGTTCAAGACAATCTGTCGGTCGTGATGCAAGTTCAGCAATATCACCTTGTGGAGTTGTATATTCTGCTCGTTTCACATATGATGAATGAATCATTGCATTCTGAAATATTTCAACATTCTTAACAGAATATGAACAGTTGTGCTTATGCAAAATCATGTGTATATCCTTCTGGGTAAACACACGATTCTTTGAGTTGTACGGGTTGTACACAGGAATATCCATTGTTTTATAGGTATGACATTGCATACAGGTAAGTCCGTTTTGGACAATAAAAAACTGCCTTTTTACTCTGGAACAACGCGCTCAATGCTGAACGTTTGTTGGGTAAGAGTTGCCTGGTGCACGTCATTAATATAACGGTAGCAACCATCTGCTGTTGGGGCACCAGTACTCTGAAAGTACTGGGTCAAGTAGTGTTGTAGGTTGCTCCTCGAGAGATGCCACGCTGCGTTCCAGGTTCCTGGCTTTTTGATTTTGATGCTAGAACCATCCTCGCGGATGTCCAGCTTTGTGTATGCTGCATAAGCAGGCTGACGAAGGATGTCGGTGATTTCGAGTGCAATGATATTGCGTTCTTCACGCAGAGGATACAATTGCTTGTTTAGGTCACGGACTCGGTCATCAGTCTGTTTGTAGCGAATGACTGCAGTGCGGAGGTTTTGAACATCTTCAGGGGCAGCCATTTTGTTTTAGTTAATATCTGCTGAATATTGAAAAATCCGTTTTCGTGAACATTGAAAAATCTTGGTAGATTACTCTTGGACCTTACGAACAAGGCGCTCAATGAGATACTCGTTTTTGCGCAGTGATTTCCAATTGACATCGCAAATGTAGAGATAGCAATCAGAAGCTGATGGTGCACTAGTACTTGCAAAGTACTGGATAATGTATTGGTATAGCTTGGTCGTTGAAAGAGACCATTCAGAGGTCCACCCAGGTTTTATGATTTTGATTCTGGAGCCATCCTCGGGGATGTCCAGCTTTGTGTATGCTGCATAAGCAGGCTGACGGATAATGTCCGTAATCTCCAAGGCAGCGATATTGCGCTCTTCACGCAGAGAATATGCCTGCTTATTGAGTTCACGGATTTGGTCGTCGATTGTCTTGTACCGCATCACAGCTTGGCGAAGATTTGTAACATCTTCGGCAGCCATTTTTTAGTTAATATCTGCTGAATATTGAAAAATCCGTTTTCGTGACCGAAAGAGAGAACCAGTTTTCATTCATTGGGGTCAACAATGCAGCCACCATAGTGGGCAAGCTGATTGGGTTGGTCTTCTTCGCATCCTCGGCAGATTCGCCTCCGCTTGTGGTTGACTGTATTCTGTCGGACTTCTTCTAGTTTGTCAGCAAGCTGTTTGAGCATCTGGTCACAGACCTTGAGTTGCTCGCTTAGCTGGTCAAGCATGGTTTCGATTTCTTCCATGCTTTCTTTTTCACTTCAAACCAAATCTAGAAATTTCCGTTTTCGCACCAAAAAATAAGTTTGCACTCAGTTTCTGGTTATTATGCACCTCCCACGCATAATATAGTGATAGTCAAACTATCTCCTTTTTTCAATGTCTGCCGACATAGCAGGCTGTTAAACTGCTTTTCCCATCCTCAAGCCGTGTACGCTTGCGACTATGTCATGACTTTTGCCATGTCCACAAATATATACTAATCAGGCATATATTCTTTCCTTCATTTAGATTTGCTGTCTAAAAGGCATGCGCAACATTCCGCGCATAACTGTGATGACCTATGTCACCTCCATTGCAGAGTCCACAGCCACCACTTAACAGGTGGCAGCTCCATGTCTGCTCAGGACCATAACTTAATCGCTCATCAATCCTCTTGAACACGTGAAACAGTCTTTCTTTCTACAGAGAGTATACTCTGATAGAAGAACCTTAAAGTTCTCGTTTGCTCAATTATCTTGATGGGCTGGTTACAGTCCTAAGAGCTATTTTCTTATGAATATAGAATCCGTTTTTAATATAAATGTTCGGAGGAGATGAAGTACAACATCTTCGTAAGGTATATAATTCTGAACACCCCAAAGAAGCTCCCATACCAAATGGAACAACAGAACAAATCTGGAAAAATTTGACTGAACGGTTCCATTCCAAATGCAAGAGTGGTAGAACTGAATGCATCATATCACATATGCTTCAACGTCCTAAGGCTCCTGATTCTTGGATAACTAAACCAACCGAATGGCTATCTTCTACTGATATTGAAAGAGCTGAATCTGCATTCCAAAAATTATTTAAAAACTATGAATTTCTAGGATGCATTCCTATTGATTTTGATTTAAAATCAAAGACTGGGCAATGTCTTGTAGATGCACTTTGCTCAATTGATATCAAAGACTTATATCGCAAAGGAAAAACACAAATAGGTATTGTATTTAATACCGATATTCATACTGGACCTGGTGAACACTGGATTGGATTGTTTTGCGATGTAAGACCTGAATTAGAATATGGACGTGTCACTTTTTTTGACTCGTATTCTCAAAAGCCTGAAAAAGAAGTGCAAGTACTTATGGAACGCTGGAAAAATCAATGGGATGCAACTGGAATTCATGATAAGCCTATGGAAACAACGTACAATACATTACGTCATCAGTACAAAGATTCAGAGTGTGGTATATATTCGCTATACTTTCACTACTGTTGCTTAAATGAAATTCCAATGGACGAGAAGATACCAGACGATGTTATGAACGTATTTCGAAGGCTTCTTTTTAACGAGAGTAAATAATAAGATGGATGATAGACCAACGTGGTTGTCAGAATTAGAACAATATAAATGGGTTATAGCTGCAGTATTAGTTGCAGTGACTGCAGTTGTTTTGCTGGTAGTTTACGTATTTTTACCAATGGTTCGTGGCAATAAAGCTGCTGTGGAATCGCTTGGTAAATCTAAGTTTGCAACATATTCCAAAGTAACAGCACTTGCTCCTCTTGGAACATCAACAAGTGATAATACTAAACTGTGTGATTACTTTATAGCTTCATCTGCATATTCATTATTCCCGAGCACAACTCCAAATGATTATATTTCAGATGCAATCATTCCACTAGCTATTAAAGCAGGTGCGCGTTTAATTGAATTAGATATATATGCAGGAGAAAATGATAAGCCAGTTGTTGGTCTTAAGAATGAAACACTTGGTTATGATTATGCTCAAAATTCTATAGATTTTGAAGCATGTTGTATAGCAGTAGCTAATACTGCTTTTAATAGTGTTGAAACTCCTCTTTCTAGCGACCCATTCATTTTAAGTTTAGTGTTTCATACCGATAAAAGAAATGTAATGGATGCATCAGCTGAGATTCTTAAGCAAACATGTCAAAGATATATGCTTGGACCTGAATATGCATACAATAATCGTTCAAAAAGTCTAGCAGATGAACCAATCAATAAATTAGCAGGAAAACTCATAATCGTATCAGGTGGGAATATTAAGGGTACAAATATAGAAGAACTTGTAAACTTATCTTGGTCAACTTCTAGTCTGCGTAGATTAACTTATATGCAAGCTTCTCAACCATACGACCATGAAGAATTAATTAACTCAAATCGTACAACTATTTGCATGGTTGTTCCTAGCCCATATCCAGATTTGAAGAACAATAATCCAACTATCTTATTCTCATATGGCTGCCAATGGAACTTAATGAATTATGGGTCTTTAGATGACATGATGGAACTGTACATTGGTCAGTTTCAACAGGGTAGTGTTA